TGTTTCTTCCATTTCATCTTTAATTTGAAATACGTAATGAACATCCAAATTTTCAACAACCATGTCCACTTTTTTGGTTTTGTACCAGCCAAAATGGTTCATTAACTTTTCAAACAAGGGGGTTCCATCTAATAGTTCCATTATGCTTCTTCCTTTTCAGTAGTAAAACAAACGTCTTGCCATGACATGATTAAATAACGTTCTTTGTCGTGGAAGTATTCTGTGAACTTTAAATATTCTTCTTGGGCATCTTTACTCATTGTCCCAAATCTTATGTAATCACCGACTTGTACCGGCATTGCTTCACGGCGCCCGTTTATTCTTCTTCCAGGGCCTACAGCGACAACAGTACCCATATTGTCGGCTTCTTTGTTGTCAACAATAATTACGGTACTTAGGGTGCGTTTATCCGGACGTACAACAATTTTGTCGCCCATCGGTTTTAATATAAAATCTACATCAGCCATTTAGTTCTCCGTACTACTTGGTTAGAAAGGCCTACAAGTTTCACGTGCTTGTAGGTCTTTCGCTTTTAATCTTCGTCTGTTACTTGTGTTGGTGCTTGTGTTGGCGGTTGTTGACCTGAACCAAAAGTAAATGGAATGTCCTTGCCCGCTTTGGGTGGTGCAGTCCAAGTACCTTTGTTTTTAGCCAAATTCACCAATCTTGCATCCTTTAGATAAGCTGATGTTTTCAGCAAATCAGTCAAGCTAGTTTGGTTACTAGCTGGGTTCAGATTGGCGGTAAATTCTGCCATGATTACATATCGTCCTGGTCGTGGCCTACACGTTTGTGGTCATAACAAACTGACTCACCCATGTTACCGCTATTAAATTCACCTAAACGGCCGTCATGCTTGCCCATGTGTGCGGAAGGACGTACACCCATGCCATCTTCCATACCCATAGCTACCCCGCCAACAAGCTTACCATGACGTTCGCCAGTAGTATCGCTTGATGTTGCACCTTTAGGTACTTTTTCGCCGGTTGCACCTGGCATGAATTTGGTGGAATTTACGCCTTTTTCAGTACCTTTTTTTTCACCAGTACGGTCATTTGATTTTGCGCCTTTAGGCAGTTTTTCGCCGGATTCGGCTCTTGTTGAATACATATTAATTTCCTTTTTGCAAAAAGAACTAGAAAAGCCTAGTTTCCCTATTTTATAACTACTTTTTTAATTTGGCTATATCTTTCAATATGCCATGCTTTTTTTGGTCATCAGGTCCCATTATTGGAACACCAGCTAAACCTATGCCGGCAAACAATGGTTGACCGTTTTCCATAATGTCTTTTTTAGCCGCTTCTGGCATATCAAAGTAATGCACTTCTTCACCAGCAATTTTATTAAAAATTTTCATTTTTTCGTTTGCTGGCAATTGTCTATATTGGTCCATTGTGTAACCTTGATTTTTAATGCCTTCTTCAATATCTTCAGTTCTTAAACTTCCGCCTGAATGTTCTAAATTGGCTTTTTTAACGGCAATACCCCATTTTTTACCATATTTATTAACAAAATCTGGAAGAATTTTGTCATAAAACCCTTTCATACCTTCGCCGCCAATTTCTAAACCTTCTCCAGAAATAGATTTAGAATCACTTCTTTCAATAGTTTTTCCTTCATCATTAACAATTTTTCTAACCATTTCTTTGCCTAAATGTTCTTCAATTTGTTCTGGTGTATAACTATTACCCATATGGGAACGGTGGTTTTTGTCTATAGCACTTACTGTATAAGTACCGTCATTATTTTTTTTGTAATAAATTTCATCAAGGTGTTTGCGTAAGTTATAACGTTCTGCCTGTTGTTTTCCTGTTGTAAACGCTACACCTTCATAATCCCCTTTGGCGGCAATATCTAAAGCTTGCTTCATCAACATTTCATGCCAATTCTTTTTAAATGGGGCATCAGGTACACCATTATTTCCATTCAACTTTTGACTTATTTCATATTGTTTTTTTGAAATTTCATCAATTTGATTAATGTAATCAAGTTTTTGCACCATGTTTCCAGCGGCTTCTGCTTCATCACGTTTTTCGCCTAACAATCGTTTATCTTTTTGCAAACTATCATATTGGCGGCTTAAATCAAATGCTTCATCTTTATCTAAAGGTTTTATATAGCCTTTTTTTCTACCAGCTTGGTGCCAATCTGATTGAACTTCTTCAACCATAAGAGTACGTTTACCGTTAATATTTCGGTCATTAAGTCTTAAATGTCCTACAATGTTTGGTTGGTCATAATGATTAGAAGTAAAATTATTAACACTTCTTGACCTACGCCAACGTTCTATTGCTTCTTCTTTAGACTTTTCAATAATTGGTTCTGACCCAGGACCATCAGAAGCTACCCAATATCCACCTGAAACTTGTTTAATAACAGGTGGTTGAGTAGGATAAGTTGTTAAAACTTCCCGATATTCATTGTATGGCCCTGGCAACGTGTAATCTTCATATTTAGCGCCATCATTATGCAAATCCAAATTGCCTTCTTCCATGTGATGCTGTGCCAAGGCTGATTCAACATCACTTATATCGTATAAACCATGGCCGTTGCTTAAATCTAAAAAACGTCCATTTGGGGTTTTAATTGAATAACCGGAATCATCATTGCCATATACGTCATATCCAAAATCATCGTAATAATGATGTATTGGATTTTCATAATACATATCATGGGATGATTGTTTAGCTTGTGCGGACAATGAATCTTTTACGTGTTGATGTAATGCGGCATCAATTTCAGGGTCGGTTTCATGTCCAGCATATTCTTCAGGAAATTGTTTTTTAATTGCTTCTTTTTCCTGATGATATATATCTGGGTCGTTAACCATGTCATGATGCAAATCTTCAGCTAATGAATCTATGTAATCTTGGTCGTGATATACATCACCACCTTGTAAACGGTAATCATCTGGACTTACTCCATTTTCTTCACTACCCAAAATATGTTCATTTAGTTTTAATCTATTTTCTTTAATATAGTCTGCAACTTCTTGTTTTGTAACAGAAAGTTTGCTTTTAAGAAAATCTTTTAAACCAGTAACGTTCAATTCTTCAATCTTAACCCCTGGCGTTTTTTCTAATTGTTTAAGGATTTGGTCGCCAGTACCTTTAGGCTGTTGTATTTTATGAATAGCGTTTTCTAATGCAGAATGAAACCCCATTTCATCTGGTTCAGATTTAACTATATTGCCGGTTTCTTTAGACACGTCTTGAATAGACATACCTACGGGTAAACCCTTAGTTAATTTTGCCGCTTTTGTTGCTAAAGGGGCGGCCATTAATGCCGTATTTGCTACATCAAAAGAAGGTTCAAAACGGCCTGTTTTCCATATGTCTAAACGATTACCGCCGGTGCCTGTGACTTCAGATGGGTTTCTAAATGGGTAATCGCCTTGTCCCCAACGCTGAACTTCTTCCGGTGCTTTGCCTAATAAAACGTCACCTAATTGAGTTCCGCCGATTAATGGAACATAGTCTTTAACGTAATATTGATTAGCAAATTTTTTGGCGGCATCAAGAAAATCACCAATTTTTGCAACATTGGGATTGACGGTTGGTATTGGACCAATCGTGGCTAGTTCATTATCGTCAGGCATAGCTAATTTTATAGGACTTCTATCATTACATCAACGCCGCCGCCTTTTCTGATTTCACCACGTTGAATCATTAAAACGTCTATTTGGCCGTCATTGTCATATACCCCAGCATCTTCAAGGGCATCCAAAACGGCTTTAAGTCTATTGTCTAAATCGGTAACTATTTTAGACCGTGGATACAGCCAAAGCGTAACTTCTAGACGTTGGTTATTATACTTTGGTACGTTTTGTTCAATAACGCACTCTGATACCGCAGTCTTAAATTCCCGCCCCGCCTTACTAAGAACGGTATGGCCACGAAAGTTACGCCAATAAGTGTTTACAGATGGTGGATAAGGCAGTTTAATAACGGTCATAGTAAGTATTTGATTCTTAATAAAGTTTTGGTAGTATTGCACAAACTTCTTAAAAAGGTAAGTTATGGCTAACCCAGGGTTGACACGTGAACAAATGCAAGAAGCTATTAACGCTTTTGCTAAAACAGGAACCAAATCAGAAGCGGCAAGATTGCTTGGTATTAATGAAAACACTTATCACAGCAGATGGAAAGCCGCCCAAGCCGCTGGATTAAAACCAACTATACCAACAGTCAATAAAGAAATGAACGCTTTATTAGAAGCGCAAGACAAAATTAGGCAGTTGGAATCAAGTATTCAAGCACATGAAGAAAACACATTAACTGCCGAATATATTAAAAATGTTATTTTAAAAATGTCCAAAAAAGCGGCATCCCCACCTAATTGGTTATTACGTCCTGGCAAAAAGAAAAAAAGCGCTGGAGTACCAACTTTATTTGCATCAGATTGGCATTGGGGCGAAGTAGTTGACCCCAATCAAATTAATGGCGTAAACGAATACAACGTAGCAATTGCACAAGACCGTGCAAGGGTCATGATTGAAAAGACAATTGATTTGTTAAAAAACCACGTAGCCCTGTCTGATTATCCTGGGATTGTGTTTGTTTTAGGTGGTGACATGGTATCTGGCGATATTCATGAAGAACTAATGGCCACTAATGCTATGGAAATTATGCCAACTGTCATAGATTTGTTTGGCGTTTTGGTTTGGTGTATAGAAACTTTGGCAAATGAATTTGGAAATGTCTTTGTTCCGTGCGTTTCTGGCAATCATGGACGTAACACGCACAAAATTAGGGCAAAAGGTCGCAACTTTACATCCTTTGATTGGTTACTCTATCAGTTTCTAAACAAACGATTTGAGGGTGACGACCGTGTTCAATTTCATATTCCCGATGGCTCTGATGCCTATTATTCAATCTACGGACACAAATATTTACTTACACATGGCGACCAATTTCGTGGGGGTGACGGTGTCATTGGCGCTTTAGGTCCAATCATTCGTGGCGACCACCGTAAGCGGTCTAGAAACGCCCAGATTGACATGGAATACGATACAATGATTCTAGGTCATTGGCATCAACTCATCCAGCTAGAACGCCTTATCGTCAACGGTAGCTTAAAAGGCTACGATGAATACGCATATGCTAACAACTTTGGATTTGAACCACCACGCCAAGCATTATGGATAACGCATCCTGAACACGGTTTGACATTTAGTATGCCGGTGTATGTGGAACGCAAACAAAAAGAAATTAGCAAAGAGTGGATTAGCTGGAAATGAGGTTAACGCCTGAAGTGTTACGCAATTTATACAGTACGCTGTATTGCGTTTATCCATTCACAAAATGGCAATTGCCTTTGCCGGAAGAAATTGATTTCCAAGTTGATAAGCATGACAAAACAACTATGGGAACGTATATGTATGACACGGGTGATGAATATGCACATACCATTACTGTGTCTGCCGCTTTATGTGGTCACATGATGACAGTAATTCGTGTGTTATGCCATGAATGTGTTCACATGAGTTTTCACCGTCAAAAAGGTGATAAATGGGCGCATCATTCCAAGCAGTTCCGTACTAGGTGTTCTATGGTTGCCCATGAATTAGGCCTAGACCCCTTAGAATTGTAATTACTTAGCCATTAGATACAACCCAATATTGCCAATAGCATATCCAAAATATGTGACAGCCAATCCAATATTGCCTTTAAATCCTTGTTCAGCAGAAATATAAGCATAGATTAACCCCGTGACAATAATAAGCCAGCTACTCATTTATTAACGCTTTCGTTTCTTCAAGTAATTCTTCTTCCGTGACAGCGTACTCCCTTTCAAAACGCTTTCTACCCATTCCGTGAATACCGGTATCGAATCTGTGATGGGCGGGGCATAATGGGATAACAGGGGCATTACTTCTTTTGCCAGTTCGTCTAATGTGATGCAATTCTGCTGGCGTTCCCGGAGTTCCTTGATGCCGACATAACGCACAACCGAGGTCAGCGATTTTACTATTACGGATTTTGTCATTCTTAGTCATTGATTAAATCTGCCTGGGGTACAAAAAATGCTGGTCGGCCGCCTTGTGGGTCTTTCCAATACTTTTGTTGCTTTGCATGATAACCGTACATATATCCACGTACGTAATACTTACCATTACATCCAGTTAACAAATAATATTTTCTTTCATCTGCATCTGTAGAATGGATTATAAGACTACCGTGTAAATGTTCTGTAGCACGTACGTCATGCGGTCCTACATCACACGCACCTGGCGTACCTTTAGACCAAAAGATTTGCAAGTGTTTAGCAAGCGCACATTCAGCTAATGCGCCTTCAATAGACATTTGCCATCCATTGCTGTCTTTAGCGCCGTAACGGTGTTTTGAGCCGTTTTGAAAGCATTGCACGGTACGTTGGCATCCTACAAACGCCGCCATTTGAATTTCTGCTGGCGACAACTGGATTATGACGTCCATTGCTTTTTAATTTCACGTAAACAATCAACTTCAATAGCCATTGCATCATTGACTAATCGGTGGGCAATCTTAATTGCATCTTCATATTTTTTATTGTTTTGCAATTCGTATAGTTTGTTTACGCTTTTTTGCATACTAATAATTAATTCTGAACGGTCAATCATTTGGTTAGCCTTTCTAAGTTACGGTTACTTGCTTCTTGTGTACGCCACGCTTCAAATCGAAGCTTTGCCGCTTCTAATCTAAATTTCCACATTTCTGTTTTATACGTTGCGGCGCCAATAGCTTTGCATAGGTCTTGATATTCCTGGCTGGCATATGCTTCACGTTCTTGGGCGCCCAATGATTGTTCATTAGACTTTTTCATCATTATTGAACGTAATGAATGACGATAGGCTTCCAACTCTGCCAACTCACCCTTAGCCTTTGCGTACTCCGGTGCGTATTCATATAAATAATCAACGCAATCATTTGGGTCAACAACTTTGGTATCTGGTTTCACTTTCTTCTTTCCATTTCTTTGGCCCAAGCATTAAGTGTTTTATCAAGCAATATTTGATTATCTAAAAGAAGATTTTTAAGTTGTGTAAGTTCTGCGTGTTGCTGGCGTACAAAGTCTGCATATTGCTGAAATGGTTTGCCTTTTCCATCGCCCTGTATCCAATAAATGTTTTCTAATTCATCAGCTATTTGTTTTGCGTTCATTTTTCACTTGCCTTTCTTAGTATTGCTCTAGCAAAAATAATGTTTTGTTCGCCTGTGTCAGTTTCCATGCCACTCCAAATTTCAATTATTTCATCATCTGTTAGTGTTTTTGCTTTCAACGCCTCAATTTCGGCTTGTTGCTGGCGTAGCATGGTAATTTGTGTATATAAAAATTCTGCTGAAGTTTTCATTAAAAGGCCAACATTTTTATCATGTAAAACCCATTCATTTGCTAATTTATCCGCTAGTTCATTTGCGTTCATAACCACATACCTTTCTGGCCACGGTTGCCTTTTGACCATTGGTCCCATAGGTCGGCAGTAAGTGTGTGGCGCCGTTTATTAAACTTAGGGTTAGCAAAATAAGACCTGAACCCGACAAGGCCGAGTTGATGCCGATATTGAAGAAGCTGGCGTATTTCGCACTCATGCCTGTACCTTTCCAATTGCTTGGCTGATTCGCTGTCTATACTGGGCCATTGATTCGCCGGCGTAAGCATTTAATCCTAATTCCCGCCCTTTGGCGATAGTTAATTCATCATTACTATACCAAGGCAATGCTGGCCGTTTCATTTCTTTTGGGGTCATGTCCAATTCGTCAAGAAACCGTAATCCATTAATCCAACTGCTTGCGTGGGGAATAAATTCTGTTGCTGTTTCTTTTAACTTCCAATATGCAACGTGCTGTTCAATAGATTCAACACATTTTTCTTGGTCATCTTTTGAAAGCCGTTGAAATGCGGTTTGTGCGGCTTTCTTTGCTACTTTTCGTGGATATAACTTCCAAAACTGTTCAAACATTTTTAGTCCTTTTCATTCACGGTCACATAACCGTACTTGAATCATACTAAAGATTTCTTTAGAAGTATAGATATTTTATTATGTTGTATAAAAGCTACATTACCGTTTGGTGGACGAACCTAGCCCACCTGGTTCGCCTTCAACTGTTTTACCTGTTCGGAGCCACAGAACCCGCCAGTCGTTCAAGGAATCGGCACTAGCTTCGCCACCGACTTGTGTGCTGTTACATCCTTTATTCCCCCAGTAGCACTTTCGTCTTAGCCGCTGGTGGTGGTGAATCCCCAGCTAAGAACGGACAGCAAGTTTACATCAAATGTTTTTTAGTTCTGGCCAAATTAACCACCAATTGTTTGGAAACAACGTTTTTCTGGTGACTAAACCATGCGATTCTTTTTCGATTGTGGCGGCCATTGTTGTTAGGTGGCCAAACGGAATACTGTCGTTATTACGCCATTGACACACCGCCTGGACTGATACGCCACACAACTTAGCTACTTTTGCTGGCTTGCCCAATAGGTCAATGATTTGTGCATCTGTCATTTATTTTCCTCACGTGGTAAATATTGCTTTACTTTCGGTAAAGTTTACTTTAAATTCTGAAGTACGGCAATGGTGCCGTGAAAAATAAAGGAGTTGACATGGATGAAATGGCCCAAGTAATGCAAGAGTTTGAAGAACGCTTAGAAGAAGCTTTGGAAAACATTGAACATGACTACGCATCACCAGACGATATTGCAGTAATTCGTGCGGCTTGCGGTAAGCCTAAACCTGTAAAGAATCAAGTATTAACGGAATTATTTAATGAATTTGGAACAATTTTTGGACAAGGATAAAAAAATGATAGTAGCTAAACAAAACAGTAGTGGTAGCACCGATTTCAAACTTCCACCCCCAGGAAGCTTTTTGGCACGTCTGTATCGCATTATTGATATTGGCACCCAAACAACTGAATGGATGGGTAAGAAAAAAATGCAACGCAAAATTATTTGTATGTTTGAGTTGCACGGTGAAGATAATGACGGCAATCCATTAGCTATGGACGATGGTAAGCCATTGGTTGTGTCAAAGCGATACACCCTTTCCCTAGATGAAAAAGCAACGCTACGCAAGGATTTAGAAGCTTGGCGGGGCAAAGAATTTACCCAAG